CTTAGATTGGGTAGTAATACCCAATGCATTGACAGTAGTTGGTACAGATAATCTTACATTCTCTGCCCATATATAACATGTCAAACTAGCATTTTGTGTAGCACCATTTGCGTGCTTCAATTGTTGTAATTCACGTATGTAAATATTGCCCATAGTGCGCCACTCACCCAAAGGAATACTGAGGGCATTACGTGGCCAAATAAATGGCAACTCAAGCTCTCCTCCTTGTGATGTTGTGGGATCCACATATAAATGCAATCGCTGCGATGCTTGTGTCGCATTATGCGGAATTAATGTCGCAAATGAATCCAGTGTGTTATATGCTGCTAATGGGGCATAATCTACCATCAAACGCCCATAATAAAAGGCGTTTCCGTTAATCATAAATTTAACCTTCAATGTTGCTTGTAGCAAATTGAAGTTACTAATCCTATTGCTAACCCTATTATTTTCGAAAAATACAGTCCAAGGGTTAAATATGGCTGTATAGGGTGATCCTGATCCAGGTACCCACTCAGGTAAATTATACCTGATTGGCCTACTAAAAAAATCATCAAGAGGCACAGTGTTATCCATACCAATCTTCCGAGTTTCGTCATACGCTCCTTCTATTTTACTTGCCCATTGCTGTTCTCCATCTCTGAAGTTAACAGTTTGGTGCTCTGATGTTCCCATCAGACTATTTGTTACATTTGTTTTATTTTGTGTAGTAACCCCATGTTTTACAATGTGTGTTTCCTGGCTATCACGCACACAAGGGTAGATTTTTTGCGGTGGCGTCCGCATTCCTAAATAGGAATCATTTCCAACTAGTACTAAAGCCTTATGTAATTCTGCATAACTACTACTCGATTTACATTGGGTATCCAATTGTACTATATCATTTTTAGCGATCTCGGCGGATGATTCCGACGCGTGTCCGTTCTTAATATCTGGAACACACAGATATGTTTTTACATAGTAAGCATCTAATTCTTTATAGGTGGGTAATTCTCTTGTTTTAAAGAAACCCTGGAGTTCACACTCCTCTACTACTTTCATAAGCTTACACCTCCAGTCTCCAAACACTTCCTCGCCATGATAGAATAATTCTCTCATTACACAATCAAGTGCCTCAGCTGACTGTTGTTGTTCTGTAATCACTTTACTCTTAACACACGCATGTAACGTCTTTATCATTGACGATATTTCTAGCGGTGCTAAATACTGATTATATTTATCACTCCATATAGCTCCTCTTTTTAAAAAAGTGGCATCACTTGAGTGAATAAATGGTATTGATGCAGCCTCTTTTTCTGCCATAGTATACACTATATTAGACAAAGACAACACATAGGCTATAGTCGAATGATTAAACCAATTCAACTCAGCACTGACTGACATTTTATTGTCGTCACCATAACACATCAATGATACTACTTCTGAGAAATCAATGTTAGGATCCAAACAAGTCGGTGACAAATATTTATTTCTCCACTCGACCCAATCTGAATCTGACAATTTAAGGTAATCTTTCAACCCATCAAAAAACACCTTATCTTGCTCAATAAGTGCTCTCCTTATATAATGAAAACAATATCGCATATAGTTAGAGTTGCAGATATTATTAATAAACACGGTTAAACCATGTCCAGATAGATTTTGCATAAGCCACATGATGTATTCACCATTGTACTCTGTAAGACCATAAGACATCTCAGTCATTAGTCCCTCCATTATCTTAATCTGACGTTCACTATAGCCTGCCCACTTAGCTATTGATATCAACAAATTAAATGCCTGCAACACTAATACGCACCACATACGTGAGTCGTAATCAGCAAAATCGCCGGCTATTGTTCTATCTTCCCCATGTTTGTTCATGTGTTTAGTTAATTTAGTCCACTCAGATCCATGAGCATTAACGCCTACAGCACACTCAAAAACTTCTGAATTATCCATAATCATCTTGCAGATTGGCAGAAAATACATACGTATCAGTATCAAGCACTCTAAAGTACATCCTGCAAACGTACGGACCTTCTCTTTGCCTAACTTAGTAGGTTCATCTTTAAGATTAATTCTATTTATATAATAACACCTTTTACCTGAGGCCAATATATCCTCATCACGTTTTACATTTCTCCAAACTTCAGGATCAGCATCCAATGGTCGAGTTATATACTGATATTCCTCTTCTACTTCATGCACGTAATGAAATTTAGGCTTGCACCTAGGATAACCAGCACTAGTGCTCCTTTTAATAGCATCTATGCCCCTGCATCCATCCACTCCTGAAAGTGTGGCTACACGGGACAATGGATGTATAGAGTCTTTG